CGATAATTTCATCATTAACTAAAGTTCCATTGGTATTATAACGTAGACTAATTTGTTTTGCATATCCACGTTTAATAATCTCTAACAACAATATTTTGTGTTCTTTAATTAATAAAGGTTCTCCGCCTGCAAAATAGAGCTGTTTAATATTAGGAATTTGGTCAAATATTTCTTCCCAAAACTGAGGATTCTCGTGCCAGCGGTTATCATGGAATTCGGAATTCCACTCCATTTGTTTTTTAATTAATGGGCTTTGAATTATCGGATATACTTTTTTATATTCAGGAGTCCATAGACTACTGTCATGCGGGCTACACATGATGCATTTTAAGTTGCAAGTATTTCCTAAACGTAAATCTAGATATCGTAATTTGTAAGGTACTGTGCCATCTTCTAAAGTTTCGGCAATCAATTCTTTAATATCAATCTGTTCATGTAGATGCCAAGTACCAGTTTCCCATATACGCTTACTGCTAATACCACGTTCTTCTTCCTCGTAACATTTTAAACAACTAGCAGGTACTTCTCCTGCTAGCATTGTTTTGCGTACCGACTTCATAAAATCATTATTAAATGCTTCTGTAGGTAAATCCCTGCCAAAGTTAGCAGGAGTGCCATCTTCTTTTTTAACTAGCCCAACTGAATAATCTCCAGACTCTGCACCACTGGCATTAGCTACACAACAAATGCGCATATCGCCGTTAGGGCGAGTTGCTAGATGTATCCAAGGCAACACACAAAAACTAGGACTTCCAGTTAAATCAGCAATTTGTTTTTGCCAATCACCTATCTGTGTATCCTCGGGCTGTAACCAAAATACTTTATTCATTATCTTCTATTTTAAATTTTTGTTCATCGATACTTATAAATGGACTGTGGGGCCCGCACATAATAATGCAAGTAGAGCTGGACTTGTCCTTCCATTTGTTTTGCCACATTGTTTGCCACTCAGTAGTTTCTATAATATTTTGAAATCCCGATTCTAGTACATTTAGCCTTGGAAATCCTAACACTTGTTCCTGTACTTTTGCACCTTCTTCAATTACAGAATCTTCTTGAAACAAATTATATGTTTTTAATAAATCAATATCATAACTTGTATATAAAAATGCACCAATCATACAGCATGGACTTAACTGGTAGTGTGCGTCAATGTACAGCTCTTTATCGTTAATGGCCATACAATTTATTTTATCAGCATCAGGCCAATTACGATGACCTTGGATATCTGATTTGCTTACAAACTTTACTTGGCTATCCGAAGGTTGCTCAAGATTATATAAAAAATTCCCTTGTTGATCGACCACCGGAAATGGACGAGCATGCCGTCTGCTATTTTTTACACTAAATCTTTTAAATCCTAGTTTATTAGATAATGTTTCTGCGGCCTCGACTTGATGTTCATTGTGTTTAAATCTAATAAACACCCACTCGGCAATGCCACCCGATTCGATAAATGTTTTAGCATTTTTTAAAATTAAATTAAAACTAGTGCCTACTCTGTAGATACTGTGAGTATCTTCTAATCCATCTAATGCAAACACAACTCTGTGATTTTTAGGCAATGCTGTTGATAATTCTTTCCACCAAACTGTAGAACGCAAACTGCCGTTAGTATTTAATAAAACTTCTATATCAGGAGAAGTATCTTTCAAATATTTGCACATATCGATAAGATCGTTATTCATCAGCGGATCGCCAAAGTTTCCACAAAAATTTATTGTCTTAAGTTGTGTTAATACATCCCTTGAAAATATTTTAACAAAATCATCAAAGGACCAGTCGTTAATAGGAAGAATTGGATTTTCTATACCGCCATGTATATTTCTAGGACACATAGGGCAAGATGCTTGGCATCGATTGGTAATTTCTATGTGTACACTTTTGAGGTCTGTAAATTTAAACATTATTTGCGTCCTATTATCATATAACGAGTATACATAGGAGTTTCTAATTCACCTTCCCATAACACAAATTTCATGCGACATTGCTTTTTAAAATCTTCTAAATTTTCAGAAGGTCTGACATGTTCTGGTATTTGATAGTTATTCCCTTGTAATACCAGTAATCCTTTCATTTTACTTGACCACAAATCGTATTGGGGTTGTGTTAGATGTTCGCAACTAGTATTGATAACGATATCACTGGCCGAAGACATAGTGATCATATCCTCCGTAATTGCCTTAAACCTACCTTCCATTTCTTCTTTTTTATTCATCATGTGTGCAATAGGTTCACAACTAGGATCGATATCAATACTTAATATTTGCTTAATCGGAATATCGCTTTGAAACAGCATACTAGATAATGTTCCAACCCATCCGCCATAGATTTCAATATCAACATGATCATTAACAAACGGTTTCAAGTTCTCAATTAACCATTCTTTGCTTTTGATTTGACCAGACCAGAATGCGTCCAAGGTCCGCATAGGGTTAGGACTTTGTCGTATAGCGTTCATCCAATAGTGTAGGTGTTCTGTATCAATGTTCAAACTGAGCTCCTGATTTATCAAACTTACCGCATTGTTTAGCACATTCAAATACAGGATCATTATCCCAAGTATTTGCAATCATATCAAAGTATCCAGAATTAAAAATGTCTTCTAACGATTGTTCATGTAGATTAGGAAACACTCCTATCTTATCCATGTAGTCAATACGTGTATTTTGTTTGTGTAATTTTTCTTTAAAATCCATCCAACAGCATGGTCCAACATTCCCCGATGCCGCAACATAGATTTGTTTCCATTTAACTGCTTTACAGTTGATTGTACAATTAGCATCAATCTGCGACATTGGCAAATCTCTAGCATAAGTTAATATTTGCGGTAACATTTCTTCTGTTTTACTAGATGGATATAAATTGTAAATGGTTTTACCCGTATCGTCTAATACAGGAAATTTAACGTCAGTAAATCTTGTTGTATGCTTAACCTGAAATGATTTAAATTTTAATCGTTCAGCCATACTACGACATTCTTCAACTTGATGTTCATTGTGTTTGAATACCAACATGTGCCATTCTGCATATCCGCCAGCATTAATAAATGCCTGGGCGTTTTCTATAATCTTGTTCCAGTCCGTATTAATTCTGTATAATGAATGTGTATCTGCCAACCCATCGATACCAAATACGACTCTAGTACCGGTAACAGCCAATGCTTCCCACCACTGAATACTTCTAGCACCACCATTGGTATGCATGCTTAATCTTATATTAGGATTGACTGCTTTTAAATAACGCATGATTTCTAAAGAATCCTGCGCAATAATGGGATCTCCTAAGTTGCCACACATGAACAAACTGTCAAGTTGGCAGATAAAATCTTCGCTGAACCATTTTTGAAATGTATCTAAATCTATTTCAACTAATGACATCAACGGATTCAAGGTTCCTCCATTAATACGCCGTGGGCACATAGGGCACCTTGCTTGGCACTTGGTTGTCACTTCTAAGTGTACATCTTTTATATCTTCAAATTTATACATTTTGGTATTTTGCTATCTGCACTACTAACGCACCTCTCTGTAGTACATAATTTAGGAGATGAAAACAAAGTAAATTTTTCTATTGTGCCCAACGAGTCTTCTCTACAAGAGTATGCTCGTTTAACTTCATTACCTCTTATTATAACACTTTGATATCCACTATTGCAAGTCCATCCGGCAAACTGATTAAAACCTAAAGCATTGAACCGTTCCGCTTGATCAATAAAATAATCTTGCTCTCCGTCGGTTAATCTAATTTGGTAGCCTTCTTGTTGCTCAAAATCATTTTGCATTATACTAATCATCTCGGGTGTGTAGCCATTTACAATAGCAGTAGCACTTTCATTGCTTTGTGGTTTGAGTGTTACATTAATTCCTCTTGCTCTAAAGCGTTCACAGCGTTCTAGTGTTTCATAAAACTGTTCTGGAACCATTACTTGATTAATAGTAACGTGAACTAGATCATACATTAACTGTAGACACTTATCACCAAACTCTTGTTCTTTAGCATGTTCAGCGTGATAACTGGCTGTAATACTCCTGCGTTGCAACATTTCAGTTGCATAGTGCCAACTACGCCACCATGTTAAGCTAGGACTTAGATTAGTAGTCATATGCACAGTTTGGTAAGGAGTTAAGGCGCCATCGTCTAAATGTTTAATTAAATCTAGCAAATATTTGTATGCAGTTGGTTCACCACCGCTGAACGACCAATGGAACTGGTTAAACCCATTGGCTCGTGCTTGACGCTTAATCTCGTCTACAGTAGATTTATATACTTCAAGCGGTTGGTGATCTGGTTTGTCAGTCCTAGCATAAGGCCAACAATAACTACATTTATAATTACAAAAACGTCCTAGTATCCAACTTATGTTAAATAATGGACGGTCTAACATAGTTTGTTGCCCAAACTGTTGTATTTTTGCAAAAGGTATATTAGAGAAATTCATTGACAGTATTTACAAGTGATAGTATAATTAATTGGCAGACGTGAGTGTAACTGGTAAACCTCCTCCTAGTAAGCTACCCCCAGCTGAACGGAGGGAACGGGTCTTGCCCTTAGGGTGACTTTGGAAGTTCGAATCTTCCCGTCTGCACCAATTTAAGGCAAAGAAAATGAAAAAGGCACTTGTACTATTATTGTTTATATCTAATGCATGGGCAGAAACTCCTTACGATCAATTTACTAACGAAAAAAACTTTACCGATAATACAACCATTACATGGCGTACTGTAAATAATGTAAAAGAGGAGTGTGATGCCGAAAATGTTCGGAGAGGTTTCAAACCATTTGAAATAGGAAAGCGTGTCATGGATGCTTGCAGTTTTCGAGACAAGGTTGACAAACAAAATACTTGTCTTATAATTACAGCTAAGACAACAAACTATTGGAACATTGGACACGAAGTCAGACATTGTTTTCAAGGAAAGTTTCACGAATGAGAGATTTAGAAGAAGACATTTGGCGCGATGACGAAATCTTAAACAAGATCCGTACTCGCGATGACTATGCTCAAAATGTCTACGCGGCATTTTGTAATATGCGTTGGTGCCCTAGAGAACTAGTACCAGCATTACGACAAGATGACAAAAAGGACCTTTGGAGTTGTAGCTGGCGCAGTGCTGGAGGGCTAGTTGCCGATTGGAGAGGCAAGGGTGAGGACTACATGGACTACTACTGTTCTGGTATTAGGGGCGGTTTGAGTTTGGACGGTAAAGAGGATGACGAGTACTTTGCCAAAAACGGATATGTTTCCGAAGGCGAAGTTACAGATGAAATACTATCCGACCTTAATCGTTTGGGATGGTTTCCTGTTCCTTGGGAAGAC